GAATCAAGCGTCAGTCGATGAAGCGCGAAAGCTCGTAGCCGCGCGAACGTGGTGCGTTGAACAGAGAGGTGACGGATGACCAACCAAGAGATCGAAGCGGCGGCTGTTGGACGCATTTAGGAGGCGATTAACAGCGCAAAGACGCACGGCGTTGGTGGGTTGCTGTCGCGCGACGAATTAAGATCGCTGGTCGGGGCGGCGGAAGTGTACGTCGCCCGTCTCGCTGCCGACCGTGCGGAGCGGGAGGAGCGGGAGCGCCTATGCCACGAGGGCGCGGCTGAGGTACCGGTATGTTTTCGTTCTGAGCAGCGGGAGCAGCGGGACGCGCTACGGGAAAGTCAGGCTTAGTAAAACCCAACCCAGAAAGAACTTCGTCAGCTGCCTTTGCTGATCTCACCTTATAACGGCTCATCAGCGTACTACGCATGCGATAGTATTCGCGTGCGTAAGTATTAGACGCAATTTCAGCTTCAGCGCGTTTCTTATCAAACGCTTCTTGTGCCCCCGGCTTTTTGATCCCAACGAAATTAGTTTCTGGGCCTTCCGGCATTTTCATTTTTTCTTTAAGCGTGTGTAGTTTTTCTACACGCTGGTCAAATGCTTTACCGTACCCGCTCGCGCTATCTGCGCGATCTGCGGTTTCGGCTTCCTGCGAAGCGAGTTTTTCTTTTGCAAGCCGTGCGCGTTCCTGCGTAACCCACTGACGAACGTCGGTATTATATAGTGTTTGATTGCGACGGTTGAGAGCATCAACAGCGCGGCGTTCTGTTGGGCTCATCCAATCTTCATAGTCATAAACTTTAGGCCGCTGCGGTTGGCGCGTGAGTTGGGTTTCAATAGCGTCAGATGCGGGTAGGTCTGGAGGAGGTTGGTCACCGCCGACAGGAATAGCAGATTGTGGCTCGAGCGCCTGTACGCGCTGAGCCGCCTGTTCATCTTCGCGATCTTCGCCACCAGACACATCAGCGTCGGTGAGGTCGAAATCTTCTTCCATCTCTACGGCCCTTAGTAGGAAGTATTAAACCGGAATAGCAGCCGCCTGCTGTGTCGGAGCTTGAGGTGGTGTCATGGGCATTGCAGCGGCGGGGGAAGCTACCTGCTCCTGCGGCTGAGCCACGGAAGCGAGATGGGTATAAAACTCATCTCCAGAAGCAAACTTCTGAGCCGCTATAGCCAAGATCTGCGGGTTAATTGGCATCTGCTGCACGACTTGCCCGCTGGCAACGTCGGTAATAACCGCCATCCCAACGCCGCTCTGATTAACCTGGCCCGTCACCTCTCGCCCATCAGGCACTTGATTATAGGCAGATATCAACGCAGTAGCCGCCCCTTGTACGTCGCGCTTGCGAAGAGCCTCAACGGCTTGCATGCCGAAGTCTTGGGAGCGCTGACGAGCTGCTTGCAAAAAACCGCCCGCTACTTCAGCAGCGGTGGAGTTGTCACCTTGAGCGGAGAAAAAGCCATAGAGCTCTTGAAGCGCTTGGCTGTTAGCGTCGGGGGACTTGCCTTCGGGGTCAACGCGCTGAATGATTGCGTCGTACTCCTCTGGCGACATGGCCCCTTCATTGTTCTGGAACGCGGTCAGGCGCTGCTTACGGTCGTCATTAGGAAGTGCTCCGCCGCCGTCAGATAGCCCGTAGCTGCTCTGCACGTTGTGCAGAGCTGCGCCGATAACTTCCTGAAGGGCGGGAGCGCCGCCCTCTGGGGCTTCTATCATGCCGCCTTCTTCAGCGAACATCGTGTCACCGCCGCCCCAATCGTCTCCCCAACTACCGGCGAAATCAGTCTGGTCGTCAGACCAGTCATCCCCTATCCCAATGCCGTCATTATTAGTGCCGTAATTGGGGTCGTTATTATCGGGTTGGAGCGCTGCCAACTGAGTAAACGTGTCAGCAGACGCATCCGGAATTCCGCCCGCCTGCATTTCTGGGCCGTTCAACATATTAGCGCCGCCAGACGCATCCGGAATTCCGCCTGCCTGCATTTCAGCGCCGCTCGGGGGATTACCGCCCGTCAAGTCTAACGCTGATGACGGACCTGCCTCGGGGTCTGGCGGAGTGCCGCTACCCAGCTCGTTAGATGCGAAACCAGTTTCTTCAGCCGGTTGTTTAGCCGGTTGTTCAGCCGGTTGTTCAGCCGGTTGTTCAGCCCGTTGTTGAGCTGATCGTTGAGCCGGTTGTTGAGCCGGTTGTTCAGCCGGTTGTTGAGCCGGTTGTTCAGCCGGTTGTTGAGCCGGTTGTTGAGCTGATCGTTGAGCCGAAAATGGCTTACCAGCTTGAGTGGTTTGCCCGCGCTTGATCCCAAAAAGTTGAGCCGGATTGATAAAATTAGACGCGTTACCGGATTGTCCTCGCGCGGTGCCAGTGCTTCCAAACTCACCTCTAATAGCAGCAGCATGCGCCGGCGATCCGTTTTTAAGTACTTCGTAATGAAGATGCCCGCCGCCCACTATGCCGACTGGCTGCCCCTGTTTAATTTCATCGCCGACACGAACAGAAGCGTTGCCGTCGTGGAGGGCGTAGCGATGGACATGACCGTCCTTACCGAGAACTTCAACGGTCCTACCGTAGTTTACATTACGCCCACCGCTTGAATGATCTCCAATACGAACAACCTTACCTTCTATGGTCGCTACAGCGGGGGTTCCGTTAGCGGCACGGAAATCAACGCCGGCATGAACGCGCGCGCCGTGCGACCGCATATCTCCAACCTGCCCGCCAACCGTTCCAGATACGGGAGACACGTAAGAGTTATCACCGCTCGTAGAAGAGTTACCTGAAGGAGAACTATAGGTCTTACCCTTCAACCATTCCGTAAACCTGGAGGAAATACCTCCTGTGGTACCACTTTTACCCGAAGCCCTATCGGCGAGGGCATTGTAGTATCTAGTACGAGCATCCTGAAACTGGCTGTCACCTACAGTTTTGTAGGTCAACAAGAACATCTTTACGAAGTCCTGAAGGTCTTTCCCCTTACCAGCCTTGGGTCGATAAACGGCCATATCAATTTACCTCGTAGGTAATGCGCCCTGAGGCCGGGATACAAAGCGCGGAGGCTGCGCCGGAGCAATACCGACCGCAGGCTTAGCAACAGCTTTGTCCTTCTCTTCACGCGCTTTCAAGATTTGCTTCTGCGCCCACTCTTCGCCTTTCCACTGCATGACGTCTTTTGGAAAGACAAACTCGCCAGCGGTAAGTTGAGCAGGAACATCGTCAGAGATAGCCCCAGCGGAAGGAGACGCTGCCGTCGGAATAGCGCCTCCCGGTGTCATGTTGCCGTCGACAGCGCCGCCATCTTCGATAAACTTAGCGGCCAAACCTATGCCGGCACCCAGCACAGACCCCCAGCCAGAGTTTGCTTGCTGTGAAGCGTTGTAGGCAGCGATCTGGTCTTGATAGCCTTGGTGCAGGACGTTGCCCCAAGTTGCGATGTTCTGGTTACCCAGACCCTGCCACGTCATCGGCGTACCCATAGTCTGCGCCGCCATATTGGTCGTAGCTAGTTGAGTATTAGCGGCGCTATTACCAGCCTGAATACCGAGCTGACCAAACCCGACAGACTGTCCGGGGTAACCACGACCGATATTGATAGCTTCACTCCGGAGCGCACGCCCCAGAGCTTCGTCTGTCATAATCGTTTGGTTTGCGGCAGCGGCAGTAGCGGCAGCTTGCTGAGAACCGGCAATCCGGTCAAGGGCGGCGAAGCGAGTGCTTGTCGGATCTACACCAAACGCTTCGAGGTTCCGCATGGCGTTATCGCGCTGGGCGTCAAACTGCGCTGCAACAGACGCCCCGGCCCGACCAATGTCGCGGTCTAGCCGTTGACCGCTGGCGTAATCTTGGGCGTCGGCAACGAGCTGATCTTCGAGAGGCTGATAAAGCCCTTGGTATCGTGCGTACTGGTCACGAGCAGCCTGATCGTTGAACGCCTGCGTATTAGCCAGCGTGTCCGCTACCTGAGTGTTAAACGCTCGATCCTGATCAGCCTGCTCCTTGAAATAAGCAAGTTGTAGTTTGCCAAGTTCATAGGAATATTGCGCAGCCTCTTTTGAGGCTTCGGCAATTGGCGTGTAATCCGGAGGAGGCGGAGGAGAACTCTTACCACCCATCAGTCATATCCTTTTAGCCCGCATGGTTTGATTGAGAGCCACCTGCAGTCTTCCCGATACATTGAAAGAAGAATGAGATCGCCAGACGGAAACACGTCTTTAATTCTCGCCTCTTCCTTAAACCCTAACTTTATATCGAACTGCAGAGCATTACAATTATCTGCTGGTACCTGACCAAATACTTTCCGGCAATTTAACTGTATAAATGGGTAGTGAAAACACACCCAAAGCATATCACGATTACCCCAAGTCTTACTAAACGAAGCGACGTGCATTGTAATACTGGCTCCCGTGTAGTCCTTATAAATTACCCCTCCAGTTACTTCACCGTTTCTCATAGTTGATATGCACGTATCGACAGCCGGATTATAGTGGGTACCGGCATATGTTGCCAAGAGCGCCCCATGAACTTGGTCATTAAGAACAATATCGAGGCTCAATTTACGGCGACCCATGAATTAGACGACGCATTCCATAGAAGTAGCGCCCGATCAGAAAGACGGAGCCAAGCATCCCCATTAGTTGGGTCGCTGGGAGGAGATGTATAAAGCCGCATAGTTGGTCCGTTGGGGCCGACCGAACCGGTGAGCTGATCGACGACTTGTTTAAGAGCGATGACCGTTGCCATGAGCGACTGCGGATCAGCCTGAGGAGTAGGAATTGACGGGTACTTAGACACTTGCCAACTCCCTTGCCGACGTCGCCATCTGGATTGAGGAAATCGAAACGCGTCCCGCAACCTCGATCTGCCAGAAATCCGCCTTAAATCCTGATGGAAGGCGCATCATTTCTCCAGATACGGAGAGGGCTCTCTGCCAGACTTCTACGCCATTGGCGTAGACTTTAATCGTACCATAATCCTCAACCCCGTCGGGTACGTCAAAGAATACTTTGAGCGCCTCCATATTCTTCTTGAACGGTACCTGAAACACCTTGGACCGCCACATATACTGGCCGTAGGTGCCAGACGATATGTCATGGTGATAGACGTTACCATCACGAACGATAAGAATTTCACCGGTCCACGGGTCATTATACATTGACCTTGTGGCAGCGTCAGATGTCAGCACGACATAAGCTGCGCGCGCCTCAGATACGTCTATAAACGCGCCCGTATAACTACCCGTCAGATCGGCCAGTTCGATCATCGTAGGTTCAAAAGACGCCTCGTCAAAAACACCAAGACCCTCGACGCCAAAAGCATAATACGCATTTCCGATAACTGTTCCGTGTAAACGGTTAACATTAAGGAGGTCGTACCATTTATCGCGCGTGATCAGCTTTTCTGTAACAGTTACTAGGCCAGACGAGTTAACGCCGACGATACCGTTTGGAGACGGATAAAACACACCAGTCTTAGTTGAAACGATCCCGCCTCTGGAGAGGCATGGTTGGTTCGAGCCAATTGTAGCAAGGGTCATTGTCGCGGGGGAAATACCCGTGCAGGCGTACGTGGCGCTCTGAGTGCAGATAATAAGCGTCTGCCCGATTACACCCAGACCGACGATTGGAAAGTCAACCGATAGCGAATAGGATACAGGCCACGCATGCGGCCTAAACGGTTCACAGAACCAGATCTCGTTCCGTACAAAACCAGCGATAATACCGTTGGGGAGGGCAGCAAACCCGGAAAGATCTTCGGGGGGAGGATCCCAAGTCGTGCTAGATAGTATGCTGTTGCCAACAATGTCAGCATCAGCATTTGCATCTTGATAGCTTGTCTCTGCGATATCGAGCTCGTCGACATAGAAATACGTTGCTTGCCCAAGCGAGTTAGTAATTGTCCTGTAGATACGGACAGACGCGATATTCCGGTTATCTGTAATGGTGTTGTCTGGTGCTGTAACTGATACGTTCCAGATGTCGTCTTGCCTGCCGATAAGTACGGTAGCCGGACTTGGTGGACCCTCTTCGCCATAGGCCGTTACCCATGTGTAGACATATGCCCTAGACGATAGGATGGGCGTACTGCTTAATCCAGAAGACGTTGGGAAGGTGGGGTCTAAAATAAAAGACGTCGTTAGGGCATCATAGACCTCCACATTAGACACGTTCCGATAGGTCAATACCGCACCGCGCCCAGTCGTGGAATATAAAGTCGTCTCAAGAGCGGATGTTGGTGTCGTGCGCCCGCTATACGTTAAAGAGGCAGATCCGATCTGCACGGGATAAAATCCGTTAGCAGCCTGCAAATCGCCTGACGGGGATGTGCTAACTCCAGGTGCTACACTGGGGGCGGGGACACCTAGTATGAACGCTGGGTCGCCATTTGCTATACGGTTGAATGTATTATATCGCGGGTAGGTGCCGACCTGGTCAACCTCACCTGCCCAATAGAACCGCGAATATGTGTCGTTGTCCATTGGAGCTCGGACAACGTCAACATTACGCGCTCTAAACTCGATCCAATAGCTATCGGGGATATTTTCCTTTGCTACGCTACCTTTTGGAACACGATAGACGCGAGCAGTACCGGGGTTAGTGCATGTGTAAACATGCTTGGGCTCGCGCATACCTTCAACACGGCCAGCATACAGCCAAGTGTCTTCGGCGCGAGAAGCTGACTGTTCCGCAAGCAGGCGATCATCCTGCGACGGAACCATACCCCCAAAAGCTGTCAGCTTAATCGCAGGCATCTTACTACCTTACTTCTCGCGAGCCATTTTCGCTATTAGAGCCTTACGGCCCGCTTCCATTTCTCTGAGTGTCGCAGAACTCAATTTCGGCGTTTCAGAAGCCTGTCTAATCTCATTTACCTCCGAGGTAACTGGTTCCACGGTTTCTTCCGTCACTGGAACTGGTACCACTTTCTTTGGGCGTGCCATCAGAAAACACCTTTCGGTTTCTTTTTTGGGTTAACCTGCGCCACTATACCAGCTACTTTTGATCCATGATATCTCCGACTAGATCCACCCTGAGTGTAGGAAATAGGTGGCTTCTTCTGAGACCCAGCGAGTGTTTCTCGAAGGTTAGCCATTCTTACCATACCCTTAGGGAAGGTCATTGGATCTCTTGCTGGCATTAGCAGTTCCACGCACGAAGGGATTTATTGATACGCGAATTAGGATCGTTAGCCGTTTTCGCGCTCGTGAGCTTCTTTTTCATACCCTTCATACGCGCACAGAAACTATCCCGGCGCGGCCCGCCTTCCGGCTGGGGAGCCTTCAGGCCGGGCTTACCGGGGTTAGCTTTGTTGTAAGAAGCGCGTCCCTTGGCGTTGAGCCCACCGCTCTCAGCCTTGCCCTCCTTACGCTGCCATGCGGGGGATTTTGCCATTAGCGTTTACCTTTGACCATGCCGCCCTTCTTATACGCCATACCCATTTTAGCATCTTTCTTCATGTCGGCCTTTGAGGCCTCCTTGATGCCAGCCTTTTTATCAGAGGCTTTATCCTTAGCCTCAAACTTAGCGCGCATGAACGGGGGCATTTTACCAGTAGCTTTAGCCATAGTCTTTCTCCTGTTAGCGTTTACACCAGCCTTCACGGCGGGCATTGTTGACTTTTACCTCAACAATCGTCTGATCAGTATCTCTTTTAGACCAACCGATGGGCTTCCAAACGTCACAGACAGCCCGATTAGTCCCGACGGTAGCCATCGTTGTCCCGCAACCGCTTAGGATCAACGGCAGCATTATCACCAGCGCGTATCGCATCTTTCATTCTCCCGTAGGCGTCTTTAATCGCCTCATTTTTAATTCTCGTTTTGGCATCTGATCGTCCCTTTAGGTAGATTGCCATGACAGCAACTATAAACCCGCCCACGGCAGCGGCCCAGCGACCAATCGGAGATACAAACCAGGTAATAAACGGCATCACGTTCCCTCCTCATCCAGCCGCTGTTTACGCCAGTACCAGATGCCAGCGCAGGCCAAAACAATCACAATCATAGCAATAAAGACCGGCTTGCCGACTGCACTCGAGAGCGTACTAAAGAGATCAGAATTATCCTTTACGGTCGACACGACTTCTGAAACGCCGGCAACAGTTGCGGAAGCGCCAGCGACAATTGCGCCTGTAGCTTCTTTTGAAGAGGCAATTGAACGCGCCGGGGGAGGGGCATCTGGGACAACGCTGCTTTGTTCGACATTAGGTTCATCCGCATAAGCGCGCCACATAGCAGCTTCCGCGCGACGACGGCGAACGAGACCGGGAAGCGTTTTACCACCACCTTTTGTCCATTTCATGAGTTCGGCGGGGATGTCATCGTAACGGCCTTTGTTCAGTTTCTTCAAAAGAGTTGATGACTTTAGCGCACCAGCCCCACAGTTGAACACAAACGAAACCAGAACGTCGAATTGGTTCTGTGTAAGCGGCACGGTGGCAAGTGCTTCTACTGATGCCCCTACACGACCAAGGTCTCTACGAAGAATTTCTTCAGCCTCGAATTTTGTAATACGCATGCCTTTACGAACAGCAGGGGCACCAGCAGCAGACGTATGGCCGTACCCGATCGTCAAGACGCTGGCAGGGCAGAAATACGCTGTCAAATAGCAGCCCTCAAATTCTTTTATGAGGTTCAAGCCGGCATCAGAAACTTGCATAACCACCTCCGCTGTTACTTGCCTTTAAGGTTCGTCCAGAAACCAAACGCCATCGCGCCTAGTAGGCCAACAGTGATATATTTAGCGATTGTGGAAACAACTGCGGCTTTGGCGCTCCTCCAGCCCTCAATTAAATCTCTTAGATCCTGAACGTCTCGCCCCGCATGTTCGTCGTGAAGGCCCACCCTCTCAAGGGCGCGGCGGGCACCTCTCTCAGCGGCTTCATCCAATAAGGCTGCAATCTCTCTCGCTTCCATCTACTTACTCCAAATTCTTGAGTTTGTAGTGGGTTTTGAGATAAGTCGCGCACAAATCGTCTATCAAATTCTCAATTGCGCTGACGTCTTGCGATATCTCTTCACGGTTATCCTGAAGCCATTGAGCTTCGATGAATATATGATTTTTGATATCTTTTGGGTCGACTGATTGGGTATCGGCTACTTCCACAATTCCGAAAGCCCCCTGATAAACCTCCACAATCTGGTCTATTTTATCCAAGATTGCGTCATAAAACTCACCCAGCGCCATGTGGGCTGAAAACGATCCGCGCCCCCGAACGCTCCAATGGGCCAGGTGAGCGGCGTTTCGTGTGGCGAATACGCGGGAGATAAGCTCGTCGATCATGCGGCATCCCTCACGCTGAACAAGATCGTGTCTTCTTTGATCTGACCGCCTGATGTCGTAGCCTGTACATCCACCGTGTACTGCTGACCGTCGACCCCTCCCGAAACAAAAAATACAATCGTCTGATTAGCGTCAGCCAGAGAGGTGGCGTCGATTTCCAGTACTGGCGATGTCGTCGGCGACACTGAAAATGAATATGTTGAGACCGTTTCACCGGTTTCTAGCCACTCCGAATAGTCGATAGCGTAGCGCTTCCTCTCGGCAGGGGTTTTAACGTAACGACCGAGGCTCATTCGGACGGCTCCACAATGTAACGGTGATGCGCGATATTAGCGCAATCTAGGCTCAACATACATTATCCGAACTTCTTCTTCTACCCCCAAGAAACGATCTTCTAAAGGTATTATGATATCAGAAGTTTCATTAGGATAACGTAAATGTTCAACGAACAGATTTCGTACTTCATCTGAAACGTCAATATCAACTGGATCTGGGAAAACAAGGCTTGGCCGCACGATCAGCCCCTTTACCTCGTAAGGTACGCGGATCAGCTCGCCGTCTATATACAAGAACGAAGAGAAGTAGAGGCGTGCCGGTGCACCCGCATAAGTGAATGGACGAGCAAGTGCGACTAGATCGGGGTGTCCTTTTTCAAGAAATGTAAAATCGGATGGTGTGATGGTGTACGTCGCGGGAGAAGGATAGACACTCCTGCCTGCGCTAAATATTAAGTCTACGCCGCTTATGGGATAGTTTCCATTCGCCGCGAAGAAGTTCCTGATGTAGGAAAAATCTGCGGTAAACGGGGTTAAAGAATAGCTAGATCCCGACAACGAAAAGAGTTTGGTTTTCCCAAAAGTAATATCAAAAGTCGTGTAGTCATAAACGCCGGAGGTTGCAGTGAGAACGCGCGCGAACAATGATGAGGCGTCGATACCAATATAAGTGTAGTTACCAGCCCCAATGATAATGTGGCGACCAAATGCGAGGGTCTGAGCAACTCCACTAACACTATACGCGCCGGCAGAAACAGCCGCACGCCGTGAAGCAGTTATCTGATTGGTAATTCCATTGATGGAATATGGAGCTGGGCTCGCTGCCGCCACTCGACCAGCGCTTGTAGTGGCAGCTACGCCAGTTACTGCAAACGTACCTGTTGATGCTGAGACTTTTAACCCACGACTAATAGACGCCGACACACCTGAAAGCGTGTATATTCCATAATCGGCGATTAACTCCGTCGCGGTAAGCGTATTGAGGAACGCGGTCCGTTCGAAGGCGGTTCCTTCAAAACCTTTTACACCTACTCGGGATAGAGTGGCATCAAGGCCAGTATAGCTAAACTCTGCTGCGGTAGCATTTATGGATCGATATGGAACTAAACTAGCAATAGCACCAGAATAAGAATAAGTCCCAGATACCACAGAGAGCGGTGCGACTACTCTTATGAAGTTAGTAGAATTAGAACCAGTATATGAATAACTGCCACTTGTCGCGGTAAGTGGAGAGAACGTATGTTTGAGCAGCGCCGAAACACCCGTCGCACTATACGTTCCAGAGACGGCTGTGATCTTATACGCGGGAGGAGTGGTATCCCCGTTAATGCCTATCTGAAAACCGACAAGGCCGTCCGTTACGGAAGGAGTAATAGTTATAGATGCGCCAGGTAAACTCTTCGAAGCAACAAAACCCGAAACAGCATTTCCACCGGTGCCCGCCGCTTCATCGATAAAAAGATCCCAGCCAGCGCTTGCAGAAAATGGTGAACCGTCTGCCCCATCAAAAGAGCCTACAGCGAGTGATAATCCGTATGAACCGGAAAACGATACACCAGTAATAGTAGCGGCGCTTGTACTTGCATTGTCGTAAGTAGTGCCATCAGTTGTAAAAATGCTTCCCGTATTATACCCAGTGATATGCAGGATTGCGGCCCACATATCGTTCGAAGTAGCGGCAGAGCACGAAATACTCGTGCCGCCTTCAGTACCGTTGGCAACTTTATAGAAGACACCGATTGCCGCGTCTGCAGTTGCGGTACTTACTTGTTTACGAAGAGTAAACCCGCTAGGTTTTAATGTTGTATTGTTGAACTGTGCGGTAGTTGTCGCATTGTCATTACCACACACATAAATAAGCAAATCGCCCGACGCGACCCCACTCGGGCATGTGACGCTGATCGAGGAACTTGCAGTGCCCCCGCCATTAGCGCTTGCATATCCTTGTATAACTGGGGTCGCCATCGTACCGTATCACCCTATCGGTGGGTTTCTGTCGCTCCTATCCAGACAAGTGTATAGGTAACATACACCACTAGCTATTATGCGGATGGCGGCTTCGGGTGCGCTTGCTTCACTGAGCTTATAAGGTCTCTCCACTGTACGGTGCTGTTAACCATATCCCAGTAGATCATATCTAGCTGGTCCTCTATCGATGGATAAGCGTCCATACGTGCGTTGCGAACGGCGTCAAGCGCTCTGGCGTAAATTTCGTCCGCTGTTAAGGGGACTTCCCCCCAATTCTCCCTCCACACACCGTTAACCAGAACTGGGGGGAGTGTTACAATATCTTTCGTTGGGTCAGGGTTTGGGCGTGGTGTTTCATGAACCCGAAATACACCATACTCTGCAAGTGTCGCTTCAGGGATATCTCGCGGAAACGATACCATAGGATTGTCACGGCGCAGTTGCCCGATTGTGTATTCTTCAGGCTGTCCGTTTGTGATGCGTATAAACATCCTTTTCTATCTCCTAGTAGATGTGGACTTGAAGCCCTTGGTGTTCTTTAGTACTATTAGCGCTTCTTTGAAAAGTTCTGTCAGAGAAGGTTTGAGGAGTGGACGCATCTATATAACCGAGATACTGACCAACCGTACCGTCCATCTGGTTTCTAATATCCGTAACCCCCGTAGAGCTTAATGGGAATGCAGAGTTTTCTTTATCGATGCAGTGTGCGAACACGATACCGGGGTGGGTCGTGGTAAAGCCGCCCTTTGCTAAAAACGTGAAGCTGTTGGTAGTATTAGAGACGGGTGTTCCGCTACCGTCTGAGGAGCCTACTAACGAGTTTCCTGTTAGATTGACAAGCAGTTGGTAATGGTTTGTTGCTCCAGTAAATGACCAAGTATAGCTTGAAGGTTCTGACCCAGTTGCAATTTTTACATATAACTGGAGTGTTACAGTGTCCCCCTTGCTGTAGATGCTAGTAAACCCAGAAGGGACGCTAGTGAATGAAATATTTCCATTCGGGGCATTATTCCACCAGAATGCCAACAATAAGTTCCCAGAAGATATACCCGTTGGAGCAGTGATGCTGTTTCCGGTTGCCATTTTTAAGTAGCTGCTGCTCACCACAGACGGAGGTGTGTAACTCCCTCCAGCAGCAGCAGCAGCAGTTCGTAATTTATGCGACAGCATTAGCTTAGATCTCCGACATAAGCAGCGTAAACAGTCGATCCTACTTTCCACAGTTCAACAACGGAATAACCGCTAGTTGCGAGTGTTGGGGCTGATCCACCGATCCACTGCCCGACCAATGAAGTCCATGTGATCGTGTATGCCGTACCATCGTCAATCATCAGCGTGACACTCTCTCCTGCTGCAAGGCTGCTAGTAGGAGTGGAGTTACCCGTAAGCGTCCATGTCTGAATAGCTCCGTTGCCGGGATCAATAGCCGGAGTAGTTCCTGAGACAGCATATACTCCCTCAATGATATTCAACGCAGCGGCGGAGCCATTTACATCGAGCTTAGCCGCCGGTGAGATCGTACCAATACCAACGTTACCGCTCGTGTCTATTCGTAAACGCTCAGCGACGGTCGTAGTACCAGTACCAAACGTCATTTCGCCGCCAGCAGCGGAAGAGATATAAGCGTGATTAGTGCCGCTGACGTAATAGGGATATAGTTTATACCCCGTATTTGTCATGGCGATGTCGCCAGCAACTGCGAACTTCGATCCATATGTAGACGGAGAATTTGTCCCAACGCCAACATTCCCGGAAGCATCGACCCGAACGCGCTCTGTGCCGTTCGTCGAAACCGCAACAACATCAACTGACGGAAACCAGATGCCTGTATTAAGGTCGCCCGCGTGAGAAATTGACGGAGTGGCTTCCGCGCCATTTCCAAAACTGGCAACCCCATTCACGGTCAGCAGCGCATCCGGAGTTGACGTACCAATACCGACATCTCCGCCAGGCGTCACCGCAATTGGCAGCTCTTGAGCGACGCCAGAAGATGACGTATCTCGCCCAAGCACTTTACCTGCGGAGAGCGTCAGGTCGTGTTCTTCGTTCCAATTTGAAGGCTGAACTAGCGTGCTATCAATGCCGTCAGCCTTAGGTGAAACGAAATTATGTTTGAGCGAAACCGCCATCACCTAATCTCCTTGTCGATTAGGCAACCGTGAAGATGCCGTTCGTTCCGTCAAAATCGACCGTAAGCGTCTCGGTATCGTTCAAGGTGATCGACGAGCCATAGTCCCACCAGGCAATCAACGGATCGGCTGGAGAAGTCGATGTGTCATTATAGAGAACTGCATATCGGAACGGTCCGATCGACCCACCAGAAGCGGTAAACACGACATCAGATGCTGTCGCCTTAGCCGTCCCAGTAGACGTCGACGTGGTCACAGTCGTTGTTGTGCCGCCAGCAGAATAGCCGTTACCAGCAGAAATCTCGGAAAGATTTGCCTTCACAGTATTCGTTGAGACCGGAGCCGTGTTTGTGAGCATTACCTTGAAGGTATCGCTGCTAAAATTATGAACTCCATCAACCAAGTCTTTCGTAAACTGGTTGAATTTATTATACGCCGCCATAGTAGCCTCCTTCGCTACCTCTACGTTTTGTTAGCGTTACCGCCAATTACGAGAGGCAAAGGTTTGAGGAAATTTCCAGTTCTGTCCACGATATACGTTTTCGTGAGACGCTTCAACTTTTGCTCTCGCAACCGTACTCCGGAAACGCCGCATATGAAATATGCCGAGGCGCTCATTTGAATACGGCTTTGCGGGTTGAGCCATCATATATCCCAGAACACCGTCGGTTAGCCCGACGCCATACTTCTTAGCCACCCAATCTGGGAACTCTGGATAGCCATCTCGAGTTGTCGGATCAGTAACATTAAGGATAACTCGAGCCGTATAGGTGTCAGCCTGCGAGGGCGAAAAGGCAAGCCTGATGTCGCCAGGGGTGCGCATACTCGCAGAAATATATTGGTCGTCTGAGTTCCAGACACCGGCGAGGCGAGTAATTGTCGTAGTTCCTGCTGGAACAACAACATACTCAAGCTGATCTGGCACCGCAGAAAACTCAATATCCTCAGTCCAACAGTTAGACCCGTCGAAGAAATCCTGAAGAGTGGAGAAGAGAGCGAGCTGAATACCGGCATCGAGAGCGCCAGGTAAGTGAACTCTACAATTATCTATAATCCGGCGCAGGTCAGCGTTCATGGGCTAGTTCCCTATCGTCAACATGACGTTCTGAAATTTATTTAAGAACCCAGACGCGCGTTGATCCTGAGTGGCTTCGTCGTCCCGAAGCTGTACCATCCCGCAAATATAATAGAGCACTGCTACGCGATATTGAACGTCTACCGCCACAGCGGTAGATGGACTGGCTGAGCTATATGTAGGGAGGGATGAGTTCAGATATGTACGGACAATGTCCGGACGAAGGCGGCGGACTTCCATAAACGCATAATTAAGCGCCGTAACGATCTCGTCGCTGGAATAACGATACGGCGATACCGTATCCTGTAGAAGGACACGGGCGTCATTTATGTAATCGGCAACCGTATCTAACGCCATCCTCAACCCCCAAAAGTAATGCTCATAGCCCGATTTCTCCTCGCCACGGATATCCCCAGTGGTCGGGGGGCAGAGCGGCCCTGATGGAGTACCCCCCACACTGTTTAGGTGTGGGGGGCGTTAGCGTTACGCCTTCGTGACGACCGCCTGAGCAATCGCGGTGCCGTCAACGACCTTGTAGCCGTAGACCTGCAGGCCGCGCAGGATCGTGCCGAAGGTCTGCTCCGAACGGAGAGTTTCGACCTTCGAGACCTGAGAGGCGAAGGTGAGGCCGTGAGCATGGCCTGCATAGATGGCGTATTCACCGGCATCGCCAACCGTAGCGCCCGACGGGAGCAGGTTGGAGGTGTAGAGGGTGAACCGATCAACCATTCCGAGGCGACCGTTACGCAGGATCGAGACGCCATCGCCCGACAGGTAAGCCTGACGGAGTTCGGACTGCTTAATCAGCGTAGCTGCCCAAGTCGGAAGCACGACCCAGCGGCCTGTCTCAGGAATGTTCTGTTCGTCGAGCGCCTGACCCAAACGAAGGATCGTGTCGAGGATTTCGACTTCACCAGCGCCAGGATTGTTAGCGACGACGGCCAGAGGGGTGCCGGTTACGCCGAGGTTGATGCCGGCGGTGATAGCACCAGCGGTTGCACCACGGTTAGCAGCGGCTGCCTGACCCAGGATGCCAGCGAGCACATCGGTGTCGATGGTGATCTTCATCTGCTCAGCAGCGTCGTCAGACCACATGCTAAGCATGTTCAGATCAGACTGCACGTCCATCACGTCGTCGAGGATCGTGTTGAAGTACTTGCCCTGATCGACGAGCAGCTCGACCACGTTGCCGGAGGGACGCTGCAGATCGAGCGAGCCATCGGCGCGATAGTTAGAGATGCTGATGGTCGGCTTCGTGCGGATCTTAACCTTGTCGCCTTGGTTACGGATCTCGCCTTCATAGTCCGTGTTGGAGATCGCGGCCAGAACTGTCGAAGCGTAGAACTTTTCGACGAGCTTGCCGGACCAGATTTCAGGAATGAACCCCGTCGAAGCGAGTGTGTTGCCCGATCCGCCGGTGGGATAGATTGCCGGGGTTGTACCCGAGCCTGCTACAGGAAATGCCATTTTTGCGGTTCCTAGATGAGAAGATTACCTGATACGCCCTTCTCGCTCCGCC